GATTATTTAATGGATGTAGGTGCTGTACGTAGAGTGCTTGTTATATGCCCACTATCGATAATGGATTCAGCGTGGCGCAATGACCTGTTTACATTTGCTATGCACCGTAGAGTAGGTGTGGCATACGGATCTAAAGAAAAACGAGCAGAAATAATTAAGAGTGACGCTGACTACGTGATCATAAACTATGACGGCGTGAACATCGTGGAAGATGCCATAGCAGAGGGTGGGTTTGATTTAATTATAGTAGATGAAGCAACGCACTATAAAAACACACAAACTAAACGCTGGAAAACACTTAAACGATTGACCGTAAATGATCCGTGGCTATGGATGATGACCGGAACACCCGCCGCACAAAGTCCCCTAGATGCTTTTGGGCTAGCAAGACTAGTAAACCCAACTGCTGTACCTAGATTTGCAGGGGCATTCCGAGATAGGGTTATGACAAAAGTAACCAACTTTAGATGGGTTCCAAAACCGGACGCAACCGAAACCGTGTACCAAGTACTGCAACCCGCTATTCGTTATACCAAGGATGAATGTTTGGATCTCCCACCAATGATTTATGTCAAACGTGGAGTAGAGCTAACGAGGCAACAAAACAAATACTATAAGTTGTTAAGAGATAAGTTAGTAATGGACGCTGCCGGGGAACAAGTTAGTGCGGCTAACGCTGCCGTTGCTATGAATAAACTACTGCAAATATCTTGCGGTGCGGTCTATACCGACGCTGGAGACACGTTAGAGTTTGATATCTCCCACCGATACAAAGTCCTACGCGAAGTCATAGACGAATCAAGTAAAAAGGTATTGGTTTTTGTACCGTTCAAACATGTTATCGACTTACTTGTAGATAAACTGGAAGAAGAGGGGATATCTACGGACATTATACGGGGCGATGTCAGTGCTCCTAAACGAACTGAGATTTTTAAACGGTTTCAAAACAGTGATGACCCCAAAGTGTTAGTTATTCAGCCGCAAGCTGCTGCACATGGAGTAACGCTAACCGCCGCTAATACAGTTGTTTGGTGGGGGCCAACTAGTTCGCTGGAAACCTATGCTCAAGCCAATGCACGTGTGCACAGGTCAGGACAAGATCACAAATGTACTGTGGTACAACTGCAAGGATCAGCCATAGAAAAACGTGTTTATGCTATGTTGGACAACAAAATCAACGTACATACAAAAATGATAGATTTATACAACGATATACTTGCGTAAGCCACAATAATGCATTATAGTTTGTCGTTCGATAAGTAGAGGAGATCGAAATGAGTAACACCGCTGTAGAAGATGAACCCCTTCCAGAAGTTTCTTTAGAAAAATTAGTCAAAACATACGTCAAGATTCGTGAACGTCGTAGTGAGATTAAAAAGAACTACGAGGCAGAGGACTCTACACTTGTCGAAAGTCTTGATGCAGTCAAAGCGGCACTACTGGAACACTGTAAAGATCATGGTGTTGATAGTGTCAGGACTTCAGAGGGTTTATTTTACCGAACGGTTAAACAGACTTATTGGACTAACGATTGGGATCAAATGCACGCGTTTATTTTAGAGCATAGAGAGCCTTCGTTACTGGATAAGCGGATTAACCAAAAACACATGCGCGAGTTCTTGGAGGAGAATCCTGATTTATTACCAAAAGGGCTTAACTCTAACTCTACGTACAATATTTCAGTAAGGAAGAAATAATCATGGCAACTGAGTTTGTTAATGTTAAAGGCGTAGCCGATCACTTTAAGGTGTCTGAAAGGCTAATCCGTACATGGGTAAACCAAGGCAAAATCCCTAAAAATACATATGTGCATATCCAACAAACCTACAGGTTTGACCTTGCGGCAGTTGAAGCTGCGCTCTTGGCAGACCAAGGTGGGGAGCCGTGGGGTACGACTGTGGGGACTACTAGTGACCCTGACATTATTGAAAAACTGTCATCTCTCCCGAACGATGATGGAGAGGGCAGAGTGTTGACGGAAGACAACATCGGTACGTGGGGTGACGTAAGCCCCGAATCAGACGGGATTCCTGATCTAGATAATGATCTATGAATAGAATTAGTATTCGGGAGAAGACCTTTAACGGTGTACCCAATGGACATGAACTAAACAAGTTATCAGTAGTAATCGTAGGCGTAGCCTTCGTATCACGAATTTACTACCAAGATGCTTACAGTTCCGAAACCGTTGCAAAACCGACTTGTTGGTCAGGGAATACAGAAACACCTTCGTTGGATGTACCGGAAGACCAACGCCAATCAGGGCGTTGCCTAGATTGCACCCAAAATATTAGAGGTTCAGGGAAAGGTACAGGACGGGCATGTCGGTTTGTACAACGCATAGCCATTGTTCTGGAGGATGATCTGGAAACAGTTTATCAATTACAACTACCCCCTACTTCTATATTTGGAGACGCAGTAAAAGGGGATATGCCCCTTCGTGCTTATGCACGATACCTTGAGGCGAGGGAAACGCCTTTCGTTGCTTTGGTGACGAGCATATATTTTGACACCGAAAGCAATATACCAAAACTCTTTTTCAGGCCAGTACGACCTTTAGAAGAGCAGGAGCTTGAGACAGTCAAACGAATGATGGAGCATGAGGATACTACTAAGGCGTTAACACTTAACGTCGTCACTGTAGAAGATATAAATGAATCCCCATTCGCAGTAACTGACGGTTTCACAATTAACAATTAATGGAGAACAATATGAGTTATCTCATAGAGAAAGTTGAAGCGTTATACCCACGTCTGGACAAGACGTATAGGTTTGATAATGGAGAAAAAAGGAGTGTTCCTTGTGGGCCTCTGGAGACGGGAGCTAAGTACGAGACTAGCTTCGTGATGAACGCCACCACTGCCAAAGCCCTTATGGAGAAGATGGCACTCGCCTACCATGAAGCACGTGGGGATAACTGGCCCGAAAAAATCCCAATGCCCTTCACCAAAGACGGTGATAGGTACATTGGTAAATGTAAATTGAAAGGATCTTTTGACGGTAAAGAAGCAACGCGTGCACCAAAGCACTTTGATGCTAAGAACAATATGCTGGAAGAGGGTTGGCAATTAACCAGTGGCAGCACCATTAACTTGTTCGTACAGTTCGTGCCTTATCATATGGGAGAAGAGTCTACGGGTGTGTCGTTACGGGTACGTGCAGTACAAGTGCTCACCTATAAGCCAATCGAGATCGCATCTCCCTTTGAAGCTACTGACGGTGATTTTGAAGCATCATCGCCGTTCGGAGAAACCTCTGGTGGTTTTGATTCTACAGAAGAAGTTACACCTACCATAGATGAAAAACTAGACATGGTTTTTGAAGATGAGGTAGCACCGGAAGAAAAGCCGAAAGCAAAGGGGAAAGCTGAAGCTGCTGATGTAATAGAAGTACCGAAAAAGAAAGTGAAGTCCAAGACGGCTGCACCTAAAGATGATGTTGATCTTAGTGCTCTTGTCGCTAACTGGGACGACTAATCTAGAGTAAATATACGCTCCTATACCTAGGAGCATGTACTCTTAAATACCACGGCTAGGATTACCGAAAAGGGTGGACTTCTACCCCTGCCGTGGCGACTTTCGGTTTCGAGACAGCTATGGAAACAAAAATATTTTTAGAAAAAGCCCTAGCAGATGATGGTCTATATTGTATTTTCGCAACAAACACTCGTACAGATCGAAGAGTTCAAAAGTTTTTTACATCCGTCGATGCGTTACTTGACGATGCGACCTCACTAGATAGCCAAGGGTTTAATGTTTACTTTGCCCTATCGACGTTTAACGAAAACAACTCACGTAAGGTAGACAATGTTAAGAACGTCAAATCTTTCTTTTTAGATTTAGACTGCGGCCCGACGAAAGAATTTTCTACACAGGAGGATGCGATATCCTCTCTAATGAAGTTCTGTAAAACTAACACGTTACCACGTCCAACAATAATAAATTCAGGTCGTGGAGTGCACGTCTATTGGATTTTAGAGGAAGCAGTTTGTCTAGCAGATTGGCTACCTGTTGCGGAACGATTAAAAGCTCTGTGTAGTAAGAACAATTTTGAAGCAGACCCTGCGGTTACCGCTGATGCAGCGCGCGTGCTACGTGTCCCACAAACACATAACTACAAACCAGATACTCCGATAGAGGTAACCTTTATTGGTAGTTCTTCTGTACCTCCTGTTGACTTTGATAACTTCAGCGCACTCGTTGGAGGAGATTTAATACCAGTTCCCTCTAAAAGAATGGAGGGGGCAGATACAATGATGCTTGCCGCACTGGATAATCGAGAATATAAGTTTAGAGATATTCTAAAAAAGTCGGAGAACGGTAAGGGTTGTTTGCAAATAGGTCATGCCTTGCATAATCCAAGTGAAGTAAATGAACCTACATGGCGTGGAGTTTTGTCAATTCTTAAAGCCTGTAGTGATGGTACACGAGAGAAGGCTCATAAAATATCTAGAGGTTATGACGGGTATGACTCTCAAGAAACTGATGCTAAATGGGATAATTTAACACCTGATAAGCGGTACACCTGTAACACGTTTGAGGCATCTAATCCTGATTTATGTCGAGCATGTCCTAACCGTGGTAAGTTTCGCAGCCCTTTATACATAGGGCAATCTATTAAAGAAGCTACAGAGGATGATAATGTAGTTACAATAGAAGCACCCGCTTTCTCTTTACCAAATACACCTACAGTTACTTACATAATCCCTGAGTTCCCTAAACCGTATATGCGGGGAGCAAACGGTGGGGTGTATATACGCACACGAGATAAGGATGGGGATATAGAAGAACGAGAGATATACCGTAACGATATCTATGTTGTTCAACGGGTTATGGATGTCGAAACAGGGGAGGCGGTGGTAATACGTTTACACATGCCGAAAGACGGGGTTAGAGAATTTACCATACCCCTTACTGCCGTTACATCCCGCGATGAGTTCAGGAAAGAGTTAGCTAAACAAGGCGTAACCCTCTTGAACGTAGAAGATCTAATGAAGTACGTGATGGCATGGATTAACAAATTACAGGACACGAAAATGGCAGATAACGCACACCGCCAATTTGGATGGACAGATAACCAAAAGACTTTCATATTGGGTAATCAAAAAATTCATAGAGACTCCATAGAATTTAACCCTCCATCAGCAGCTACCGTAGGACTGTTCCCTGCCTTTGAACCAAAAGGGGATTTTGAATCATGGAAGAAGCTAATGGATTTTTACAACAGAGATGGGTTCGAGTTGCACCAATACGTAATATGTATGGGGTTTGGATCTATCCTTATGGAGTTTATCGGAGGGATAGCATGTTCGGCTTTGCATCTTTACAGCAAGGAATCGGGTTTAGGTAAGACTACGGCGATGAAGGCAGCGGCATCTATCTGGGGTAACCCTGAAGATCTAGTGCTAGACGAAAGAGATACGCATAACAGTAAGATGTTAAGGTCTGAGATACTGCACAGCTTGCCGCTGTTTATAGACGAACTAACTAATTCAAGTCCTGAAGATCTAAGTAATTTAGCCTACCAATTCACCTCCGGTAAGCAGCGTGCAAGGATGGTAAGTGGGGCTAATGCAGAACGTCCCCGTGGGTTGCCGTGGAGTTTACTTGCAGTGACCACCGGAAACACCAGCATGATTGAGCGTATACGGTTGAAGAAAGAAAACCCAAGTGCGGAAGCTCAACGCATATTAGAAGTACAAGTTGATAAGCTGTTTACTAGCACCGATACCAAAGCAGAAACTGATGAATTTACAGATCAGTTAGAGCTACACCACGGACATGCAGGGATTGTCTTTGTGCAGTATGTGCTTAAAAATATTGATGCAGTTAAATACCTTCTTAAGGATGTACAGGCAAACCTAGATAAAAATGTAGGATTGAAATCCGAAAACCGTTTTTGGTCGGCGGGAGCAGCGGCTACCATTACCGGAGCCATCATTGCCAACAAGTTAGAGTTAATAGGTTATAGCATCCCTAAGATTACAGCTTGGATAGAAGGAGTGTTAGCGGATAACAAGGGCTACTCCGCAGCAATGGCTGTTACCTTGGATCAGACTCTTAACGAATATCTAGCGGAAAACTACAATAGTATCTTACGAATCAAGTCTACAGCAGATGCTAGGTCATCTACGGCAGGGGCAGACTCTCTAGTACAACCAGAGCTAACACCTCGTGGGCAACTAGTTGCACGTTATGAGACAGATACTAAGAAACTCTTTTTAGTGCCGAAACCGTTTCGGAAGTGGTGTGGTAAACAGCAGATTAATTACGCTCAATTCACCACTGACCTCAAGAATAAGATGGGAGCTAGGCAAGAAAGTGTACGGCTGGCGAAAGGTACATTGTTTAAAATTAACCCAATGATGGTTTGGGTATTAGATTTTAAAGAGGGCGGCACTGATGGAAAGGGGGGTAGTACGGACGTTTGATCTATGCCCTGACGGGATAAGGATCGTCGTTCCGTGGGATTCGATAGGGGTAGGGATGTCAGTTTTTGTCCCTTGTCTGAATGCACCGAAAGCAATAGAAGAGTTTGAAAAGATAGCATCAAGTCGAGGTTGGTATATAGATGCTAGAATAGGTATAAGTAAAGGTAAGTATGGAGTTCGCATTTGGAGAATTGTGTGATATATTCCTGCCAACAGGCACGTAGTAAATTTCCTCTCGTATTTCGTCCCTGTTCTCCTGCTCTCCAGAGCAACCCCCCTCTTCGGAGGGGGAACCTTAATCAGCCATTAGTTGTAGCACGCGATCTCGTAGTCGTGTTGCTCTTTCTGGAGTTTGTTGTGCCCACCTCGAATCCATCATTTCCATAGAGACAATACCCCATGCCTCTTGAGCGACACCAGCATTCATATTTTTAAACCGACTTAATCCTGTTTGCCCTAGTTGAAAACACATGTTCACAAGAATATGCCTCATCTCTTGGGGTATTTCTTCCCAGTTACTATACAAACCTTTGCAGCCAGCAATCGCTAACTGTATGTCATTTTGGAATAGCTCATAGCACCGCTCTTCAGTAATACCCTCCTCTTCAGAGACATCATCGTAGGCTCCGTGTACAGGAAGATTGGCTTCTGGATCATCTGGTAACACTTTATGACCAATTCCTACCGTTTTGTGGTTCTCACTACACATGTAGCAGTGCAGGATTTTACCCTCATCAGAGGCTATTTCTTCATATACTTTTGTTACGTCAACGCTCATCTATACCTCGCAACGATATAACCAATACAAAAACCTAGTAGCATCCCTAC